TCCTAAGGGTATAAATGAGTACCACAGTAGGAAACCTAGTAGATAGGGTTTATAGAGAATACTTAGAAGCACCTGATAAAGTAGAAAGCTACTCTTATATTACTGGTGCTATATCAGACAGTGATACAACTATTGCATATGATGGTAATTTATTTTCTATTGAAGAAGAAGATGCATTAGACGCAGGTGCAATAATAGAAATTGGTCAAGAGTTAATGTATTCAACTGCATTAAATCAAGTTACTAATGAAATTACTGTTAAAAGAGGACAAAGAGGAACTACTGCTACTGCACATTCAGCAGGAGATTTAATAAAAATAGCTCCTACGTTTCCAAGAAAAGCTGTATATGATGCAGTATCTGACCAAATAGAAAATTTATATCCAACTTTATTTGCAGTAGAAACTAAATCAATAACTGCTAAAACAGGTATAAATATTTTAGATGGTGCTAATGATAATTATTTAGTTGCACCAATAAAAGCTATATCACAATATACAGACTTTGATAGTGGACAAGATAGCACAATATCACAATTTAGAGGAGTATCAGTTGAACTTGTAGATTTGCCTAATCCATTTACATACACAGATGATGCAGGTGTTAGTCAAACAGTTACATATTCAAGTGGTCCTTCTGTAGTTCATGCTATGCAATCATTTGGTATTACAGCAGGTAAAACTATTTATGTTACTTTTAAAAAGAAATTTGTAGCTATTACAGATGAAGATACTACTTTAGCTTCTATAGGATTAGAAAATGAATATGAACCTATTGTTATGGCAGGAGTTGCTGCACAATTAGTTGCAGGTAAAGACATAGCAAGTATAGATGCATCTTATATAAGTGAACAATTAAATGTATCTAATGTACCTATTGGAAGCAGTAATACAATACGAAATGCTTTATTACAGTATCAACAATTATTAATACAACAAGCTAGAAAAGATTTACGAGCTAGATTTCCTGAACCAGTATCATTTAATAGTATTACTTATCCGAGTACATAATGGCTAGGATTGCTAATACTTCTAACATATCAAACCCTAAAAGATATGGGTACGATATAAAACTAGATGATATATTTTTAAGAAGTGCTATTGGTCCTGAAAGACAAATGGTTATACAATCATCTGATGTTAGAGCAGGACAACAAGTAAATGTTAAACAAAATCCTGAAGACTTTACATCTAATTTAGGACGTATATATTCAAGAAACAATTTTTCTGCAGGACAAGGATTAGATACTGCACATAGAGTAAATGGTAAACCTGATGATGTTAATAGATTTTGGGATAGTAAAGGTGTAGATGTATTCCATGGTGATGATGAAACTTCATATCATATACATTTATTATTTACAACAACTGGACAAAGTTTATCTTTTGCTAATACAAATAATTATTTAGCACAAACTACAAATGGTGATATATATGTAACTGATGGAACAACTATACATAAGTATAATGGTACAAGTTGGTCACCAATAGATGCAGGTACTAATGGTGCAACACATAATTTTACAGGCATAGTTGCTTTTGGTAATGGGTTATATGCAACTACTGCAAATGGTACAAGTGGTTCACAATTAATAAAATTTGATGGTACTACATGGTCTACAGAAACTACTGCTCAATCAAGTGCAGGTGGATTAACTGGTATATGGTTTGTTAAAAATACTTTATTTATATCAGGTAATGATGGTACAGCAGAACATGTTTGGGATATAAGTCCATTTAATAAAACTTGGAGTGCTTCTGATTTGCAAAATGCTGATGCAATTATAGAAGTAGAACCTACACACGAAATATCAGGAGTTATAGATGGTGGTGCTGCAGTGTTAGCAGCAAGCACTGATGGCAATATATATTCTTTTAAACTTGTAAGTGGTACATTTGTAAATCAAGGACAAACAAAAATACCTTTTGAAGAAGTGCATTCTATTGCAGCGTCTGAAGGAATAATATTTTTTGGTACTAAAGAAATTGCTAGAGACGTAGGACGTTTATACAAAGCAGAATTAGTAGCTTTAGATAATTTGTATGTACTAGCTAATAGACAATTAGTAAAAGAATGGGTAGTAGATAGCATAGATACTACACCACACGCTATGTTTGTAAGCCGTGATAGTGTATATATGGGTGTTAAAGAAGCAACTAATGAAGTAAATTTGTGGCGATATTACTTACCAACAGGTGGTTTGGCTAGAGATTTACAGACAAATGGCAATAGTTATGTACAAGGAATAACGCAAAGTAATGGCAAGTTTATGATAGTTGTATCAGGTTCTGATGTATATAAAGAAACATCTACATATGAAACTACAGGTTATATTATATTATCTGCAGCAGATTTCTTTACAGCAGAAAGTAAACAGTTTGTAGGTGCTGAAATATCTACGTTTACTATGCCTACAGATACCTCTGTAGAGTTAGAGTTCAGTACAAAGTTTGAAGCATTAGATAATCCTAATGATAGTAGTTTTGTAAATGCATTAACACAGACTGGTGGTACTGGAGACCAAGAAAAACAAATATCTGAAGTATCAAGATACATTATTGGTAAAGTAATTTTAAATAAAACAGGTGCAAACAATGCAACACCTCAAGTAAAGTCTGTACAGTTTCGTGCATTAGCTAGACCTGAATTAGTAGTTGTGCAAGTACCTATAAATATTAGTGATAGAGTAGAAAGACCATTTAGAAAACCTGTAACTGTAAAAGGTTTAGGTGAAGAATTGTATTCTGAATTACGTAATAAAGAAGGTAACTCTGTTACACTAGAAATATTTGACCCATCAGAAATTATACGTGGTGTGGTAGAAAGTATTAGTTATCCAGTAATACAAGATGTTAATAAAGGTTCAGATACACAGTATGCTGTACTTACAGTACGTGGTACTAGACAAACTATACTTGATGATGTAACTTCTATACACGTAACAGGTATTGCACCATATGGTATAATGAGGTTTGGAGCGTAATGGCAGATAGACAAACAAAGATAGTAAATTTTTACGAAAGCACATTAGCTGCATTATTAGCTAGTGGTGCTACGAGTGCTATATTAACTACAGCACCAACAACAAATGGAACTACAAAAATTAGTGCATCTTCAGGAGATAGTTCTACACATTATTTTTTAGTAATAGACCCTGACAACTCTGCAAATAGAGAGGTTATATTAGTTACACAATCAACTGATGAAACACTTACAACTATTACAAGAGATATAGAAGGTAGACATGCAACAGACCCTAACCATCAAGGAGGAACTACTGTACGTATGGCAGTACTTGCTGAACATTACATAGATATGAATGACAGAATTGATACAGGGGTTGCACAATTAGCAACTGCATTACAAACTTCAGATTTACAAGATGATGATACATTTGCTTCTGCTGCTGCAGATAAAGTAGCTTCTTCAGAAAGTATTAAAGCATATACAGATACTAAATTATCTTTATCAGGTGGAACTATGACAGGTGCTATAGTAGGTGCAGAACTTACTGATTATGCAGAAACTGATGTTGTATTGTCATCATCATCTGGTGTAGTAGCAATAGATTTAGCTAATGGTAATACAGGTTCATTAACACTTACAGAAAATGTAACTGACATAGACTTTACAAATGTACCTGCTAGTGGTGTTTCTACATTCACATTAAAAATTACACAAGATGCTTCTAGTGCATATACTGTAGCTATTAATGCTATTACAGTAAATGGTAGTGGTCACCAAACTGCAAAAACTCCTCTTGGTGGTTTAGGTTATACTATGACAGCGACAGCAAGTCGTACTGATATACTGGGATTTTTATTTTTTGACGCAAGCACAGATGTATATTTAAACGCTTTACAGGATTTTAATTAATGTCAATGTTAATGATGCTAAAAGAAGGTGGTTCATTACTTATAGATACTATTGGTAATTTACCAATTGATGAAGATTTAAATATAACAGATTTGCTTAAATTTATATTAGCTAATGGTAGTACAGATAATATTGCAGTAGCTAACAATTTATTAAGTTTTACAGAATATAATGGTACAACAGATAATATTTCTACAATGGGAGGAATATTGAGTTTTACTAAGTATGATGGTACAGTAGATAATATAAATTTAATTAATTAAGGAAGATAAATGGCAGAGTTTAGACCAGTACACGCAACAAATACAGGTGGAGATACAGATGGACTTGCAGAATTTTCTAATACTGATGGGTTACTTTTACCTAATTACAATGAAAAAGTACAAGCAGTATCTAGTTCATCAGGTGTATTAGCAATAGATGTTTTAAGTGGTAATGTTGTTACTACTACACTTACTGAAAATATTACAGATATAGATTTTACAAATGTTCCTGCTTCAGGTACTTGTGCTATAACTTGGATAGTTACACAAGATGCTTCATCAGCTTATACAGTTGCAATTAATGCAGTAACAGTTAATGGTGGTGGAGATGTTACAGCTTTAACTGCAGGTGCTTCAGGATTTACAATGACAGCAACTTTATCTAAAACAGATGTTGTATCTATATTATTCATAAACGCAGGAACACCATACTTAAACGCAGTACAGGAGTTTTAAATGCCACTAGGTGCAGCTAGATTTGCTTTATCAGGTGGAAAACCACCATTAGAAATAGCATATTTAGTTATTGCTGGTGGTGGTTCTGGAGGTGCACATGGAGGTGGTGGAGGAGGTGCTGGTGGTTATCGTAATTCTTATGCTTCTGAAACTTCTGGTGCTAATAGTTCTACAGAAACATTACTTACATTAATACCAATTACTTCTTATACAGTTACTGTTGGTGCAGGTGGTGCAGGAAGAACTGGTTTTACCAATGGTATTAAAGGTAATGATAGTGTTTTTTCAACAATAACTTCAATAGGTGGTGGTTATGGTGGTTTAGAACCAGTTGGTCCTGGTGGTAATGGTGGTTCTGGTGGTGGTGCTACGCATTATAATTTACAGTATTATGGAGGTGCTGGTACAGCAAATCAAGGTCACGCTGGTGGTAACAACAACCCTAATAGTCCTTATCCTTCTGGTGGTGGAGGTGGTGCAGGTTCAGCAGGAGGTAATGGTTCTGGTTCTACTGCTGGTTCAGGTGGAAGTGGTTTATCTTCATCTATCACAAGTTCTCCTGTAACTAGAGCAGGTGGTGGAGGTGGTGGTGGTACAGACTTTGGTGCTTCAGGTGGTAGTGCAGGTTCTGGTGGTGCTACTGCTGGTGCAAATGCAAATGGTAATTCAAGTTCTGCAACAGCAAATACTGGTTCTGGTTCTGGTGGTGGTGCAAGGTCAAATGGTGATAGTGGTTCTGGTGGTAGTGGTGTTGTAATATTAAGATATCCTATTGCATACGATATTACTACTTCAGGTTTAACAACATCATCACTAAATGTAGTTGATGGAGATGAAAAATATACAGTCATAACAGCAGGTATTGGTGGAACTGTGAGTTGGTCATAATGGCACATTATGCATTTTTAGATGAAAACAACATTGTTCAAGCAGTATATGTAGGAATAGATGAAAATGATTTAACAGAATTACCTGAAAATGTATCATCTTGGGAAGAACATTACACAAATACACAAGGTATGACTTGCGTAAGAACTTCTTATAATACTTATGGTAATCAACACACACTTGGTGGTACTCCATTTAGAGGAAACTATGCAGGAAAAGGAGATGTATATGATACAGTTAATGATGTATTTTATCCCCCACAACCTTATCCAAGTTGGACATTAAATACCAATACTTGGAGTTGGGAAGCACCTGTAGAAAGACCTACTTTAACTGAAGAAGAAATTAATGCAGGTAAATATTATTCTTGGAATGAAGAAACAACTTCTTGGGCTTTAGTTACAATTCCTGAAACACCTTAAAACTTTTGTGATATAATCCTGCTTATGGATTTTATAATTGGGTTTTTATTAGGTTATTTTTTAAAAGAAATTGTATCTTATCTTAAAAGATTAGCTACACCTACTCCAAATGACTGGGATAAAGAATGGGATTGGTTATCTCATGAGGACTTACCATAAATGACAACCAACAATGGCTATACCCAAAAGGAACTTCTCAATATGGTCATTGAAAGACTTGACAGACTAGAAGATAAGCTAGATGCAAAGCTAGATAAAGCAGAGTTTTATAAAGTATTAACGCTACTTGTAGCAATAGGTGGAGTTGTAGCAGCAATAGTAATGTAATGCTAAGACTTCTCTTAGCTTTATTCTTATTAATACCTATGCCTGTATTGGCAGACCATGTACCTACACAACCTGCTTATGGTCAAGACCTTACAACAGATAATACCGCAGGAACTATAACTATTGGTATATTAGGTTCAGATGGATTTGAAGATAGCCCACCTGAAAATTACACAATATTTTTTAGTGGTTCTAGTGGTATAACTGAAACAAATAGCTTCTGTGTTACTACATCTTTTGGTCATCAAACAAACACCTGGCAATACTATACATTTAGTAATGATGATTTAAAATATTACTTTGCAGATTTAGCAGGAGAAAACTTTTATTTTGCAATTAGAAGTAATAATGAAACAGATAATAGTGTTTCTACTTTAACTACTGAAAGTGTTTATAACATTTATGCAGGTCTATCATTTGAATTTAACCAAACAGATTGGTCAGCACCTACAGGAACAGATGCTTGTAATCCTTATGTAGTTACTACAACTACTACTACAACAACTACTATTCCACCTGCTGTACCTGATGATGCAACAAATGTGTCAGTAAACTATCAAGGTAAAGATGTTTATTTTGCCTGGGAATATACAGATGGAAATACTTTAGTAAACGAATTTCATATTAACTACAGCTATGATAATTCTATTTGGGATAGGGTAGTTATTACAGATACTACTGCTAGAACATACACATTAGATTATACAAACATACAAACAGGAACTTTTTACTGGACATTTAGTGTCTGTGGTGACATAGAAAATGGTGAAAGCTGTACAGATAGTGATAGTAATAACTTTGAAACAACAGAGTATGTGCCACCTACTACTACAACTTTGCCACCTCCACCACCTCCTCCACCTCCTGAACCTGAAAAGGTAGAGGTTGTAATGGAAGATGGTTCTACTGCTGAATATGAAACTTATGAAGTAGAAGATGGCACTGTTGATAGAGATAATCAACGTAAAGCTAATGAAGATAAGTATGGTTGTTATATGACTGATGCACAGATAGAGCGTGGTGATTGTGATATAGTTGAAGATAATGAAGAACCAAAGCCCGATACCGAAACAGAGCTTCCTGATGATGATGTTGTGGTACTTGAAGTGGAACCTAAAGATGAAGTGGAAGATATTGAACCTATCAAAGAAGAAGATATTGTTAAAGAGGAAATTAAGATTAATGTTAAGGAGCTTGAAGAAGAATTTGACTTTGAAGAAATTATCGTTGAGATACCTGACGAAGTAATAATTATTGTAGAAGAAAATATTGTAGAAGAAGATATTGTCGTAATTATAGTTGAGGAGGAACTAAATGAAGAAGTTAAAAAAATTACAGAGGAAGTTTTGGTTGAGCCAGTACAGGAAGATGTTAAGAAAGATATTGTAGAACTTACTGAAGAAGAAGTAGCTATAGAAGTTGCTGAAGTAGAGAAAGTTATTGAAGATATTGTTATAGAAAAAGTCACTACTGAAAAAGTCATAGAAGTTATTGAACAGGTTAATGACATTGGTGTACAAAATTTAGACCAAGCAACAGAAGAAGTACAAAAAGTTGTACAAGCTGTTGTTGAAGAAGCTATAAAAAATGTAGAAAATTTATCTGAAGAACAAGTTGCAGTCGTTGCAGAGGTATTACAAGTTGAAGAAAATGATGTTGAAATTATTGCTGAAGCTGTAAAAGAAGATAAAGTTGTAGCTGAAGCTGTAGAAGAATATGTAGAGCGTGCTGTAAAAAATGCAGATGTAGAAAACTATACACTTGCTGATGTAGTTACAGAAGTACAATACGAAAACTTTTTAGAAAATCCAATAAAAACATTTGTAGATTTAGATTTTGAAGGTATAACACTAAGTAACATAGGAGATGACATGACTAACGACCAAAAGGAAAAAGCACAAGAAGTTGTAGTGCCAGTTATTCTGACTAGAATAGCTACTATGGCGGCTTTTGTATTTAGGAGAAGTCTATGATTAACAAGCTATGGAACTGGTTTGTCAAAGCAATAAAAGAAACACTTAACCTTAGTTGGACTTTGGTTGGTTTAGTTATTGCTACGCTTACACTTACTGGTTCTGCACAACAAATCACAGGACTTGCTACTATAATTACATTAGTTGTATGGTTATTAACCATTAGTTTTAGAGATTAGGAGATAATATGGAATGCTGCGGAAGCGGTTGTTGCGGAGATAAATAGTGAAACTACAGGTGGTACGAACACAGTTTGGTAGAGACGCAACAAATGGTTTACTATTTATTGATGGTTTATTTGAGTGTTATACGCTTGAAGACCAATATCAAGAGGTTAAGATTATGCATGAAACTTGTATACCTGAGGGTACGTATGACGTTAAGTTTAGAACAGTTGGTGGGTTTCATGAAAGATATAAGAAACGTTACGGCAATAGTCACTATGGTATGCTTCACTTACAAAATGTTCCTGGTTTTACTTATATCCTTATACACTCAGGCAATACAGATGAACATACATCAGGTTGTCTTATAGTTGGAGAAACACAACAAGACCTTGATGTAAGCGAAGATGGTTTTATAGGCAGCAGTGGTAAAGCATACGTCAAACTCTATGACAAGATTGCAAAACAATTACTTATAGGAAACCCTGTAACTATTGAGTATTCTAAAATTAACTTGACAGATAGTATACAACAATCTGACAGTACATCTGTACAGTTAGATGACGTACAAGAAAAATTACAAGAGATTAATGGAAATGTTCTTAAGTTAAGTGCTAAAATAGATGGCAGAAATATTATATAATGGCTAAGAAAAAGAAAACATACAAGGTATCTAGCAAACCTAAAGTTGCTGCTATGAATGAATACATATATAAAAACATTCGTGAAAGTGATTACAAAGTTAATAGACCTGGTAAGCCAAAAAAAATATATAAAGAACAATTAGCTAAACGTACAAATTTAAAAGTATACAAAGCGTCACCTGCAGAGTTAGCAAGGTCTAAATATAAAGGACCTAAATTTAGCAAACTTCCTGGTGCAAGTAAACCAATGCCTACTTCAATTGCAAAAGGTTTTAAAGTCGGTGACCCAAATTACGTACCAAAGGCTCCTTATGCTCCATCTCCTGATTATGTAGCCCCAAGTCAACAACCAGTAACTAAACAAAGATTAAAAGGACCATTTAAACCAACTGGTAAAATGATTAAAGTTAAAGAAGGTAAAGGATATAAAACTGTACCTGAAACTCGTTATCAACCTAAACTAGACCCACTAAAAGGTTATGGTGGTAAGTCATCACCAATAAATCAAAAGTTTATTAAACAAGCAGGTAAACCTATGTCAGCTACTGCAAAGAAAGCATTAATTACTAGAGGTGCAAAGATTGCAGTTAAAGGTGCGTCACGTTTAATACCTGGAGTTGGTACAGCAATGCTCGTCAAAGATGTTGTAGATATAACTAAGTGGGCAAGTAAACAACCTAAAGTTAAAAAAGCAAGTAAAATTTACGGAACTCAAGCAAACAAAATTTATAAATACAATAGATAATGTTTGTTAAGTTTAAAAGAAAAAGAAACCAAGACGGCACGTTCAAGAAGGACGTTGGGTGGACACCTTGGAATGAAGCATGGGAGTATAAGATGAGTGCAGACCTTAAAGATATGTTAGAGAGAACCGCATGGACCTTTGTAGAAGCGTTTATTGGTGCTTTAACAGTAGCCCCTCTTGTTGGTGTAGAAGCTGAGACACTTCAGTTAGCTGCGTTAGCAGGTGGTGGTGCAGCATTAGCCGTCATTAAGACATATGCTAAGAAGCAAATTACTAAAGGTGGCGTCAACCAAGTTAGTAAATAATGGCACAAGAAAAACCTAAAATGCAGAACGAAGATAAAGCTAAGAAACGCATTATCAAAGAGTTACGTGTTGCTGATGAAATGCGTAAAGCTAGTAAACAGTTATTGGCTTCGGGTACAGCACGTGAAAGTTCTTTAAGAAAAGCTAAAAGATACGCACGTTTAAGTAATGAGTTGAGCATGAGAGCTGACGCTTATTTGTCAGCGTTGAAACCTTTAAAGAAAAAGTATAGTTCTATTAGTAAAAGATACGGAGAGTAATATGCCAGTGTATAAAACAGGTAAGAAAAAACGCTATATGCCTAAACGTAAAAAAGTAAAGAAGTAACTTATGCCAATCGTTTATCGTGGAGAACGTTTTGCAGGTTACAACAAACCAAAGAGAACACCTAAACATAAGACTAAATCTCACGTAGTACTTGCTAAAAAAGGTGATACTGTAAAGTTAATTAGATTTGGTCAGCAAGGGGTTCGTGGTGCAGGTAAAAATCCTAAAAGTAAAAAAGATAAAGCACGTAAGAAGTCTTATTACGCACGTCATAATGCACAAGATAGAAGCCCCGATAAGTTATCAGCACGTTATTGGTCACACAAGGTTAAGTGGTAATGGCTAAGAAACCTGCTAGAAAACCTATTAATGCAAGTACCAAAAAAACTTTACAAAACAAAGCAAAGAACTCAAAGTATACATACGGACAGCTTGCTCAAGTTTACAGGAGAGGACAAGGAGCATACCTATCATCAGGTAGTAAGTCAGCTTCCATGGCAGCTTGGGCTATGGGGAGAGTTAATAGTTTTATTAGGGGTGGTCACCCTCAAGATAATGACATAAAAAAAGGTTCACGTGCCAAGAAAAAAAGTTAAATATGAAAAAGGCGTACCCGCCAAGTATCTTAAAAATAAAAAGAATAGCAAGTCATCTGTTGCTAAAGAGATTAAAGCCACTGCTAAGGCGTATAAGCAGGGTCGTTATATAGATTTAAAAAAGGTTCAAAAGAGTAGAGCTACAAAGAAGAAGTAGGTTCTCGTTGCAAATATCCCATTAGTAGTTCTCTATACGCTACACTAGTACCAACTCTTTGTCTGCCGTCATAGATATCGTGATGATGTTTACAAAGAATAGCTACATTATCTAGGTCAAACTTACGTTTCTTACTACCACCCATACCAATTCCTTTTATGTGTGCTAGCTCTAACCATTTATTATCCGTGCAGTATGCCCACTCACAGGCGTAATTAGCCCTTCTAAGAGCTACTTCTCGCATTTCTGATAGATTGTCCGTCATTTTGTAAGAACTTCATATAGAGTGTATTTAACAGTTAATTCTTCTTCGGGCATAATATCTTTATCCGTTACAAGAGCTTTGATTTCTCTATCTACGTATTTGTATTTACAGTTAGGATACTCGCTATGGTTTAAGAAACCACCTAATGGCGTGCGTACCCACCCATGTTTAAACTTATCATGAGCTACGTGCGTTACACCTATGACTGTATCGTAAGGTATTATGTCTTGTGCGAATATACCAAAACCCTCTATTGTACTTTCTGCTAAGTAAACAATAGAGGGTAAGGGTCTATATTCTTCTTTTATAAACGTCATATAAGGTTTGTTTCTTTAAACCAAGGATTAGTTGATGTACTACTAATAATATGAGTTATGTATTCATTCATAAACATTAATAACCCCTCAAGGTCATCAAATGTTATCTCATTTATTTTGTCATACTTAACTTCTATATCATTGTCTTTCCACATCTTTGATGTTTCTTCTAACTTAGATATATCAGTAGTAAAACAACTGTATCTTTGTCCGTCTTCAAAATAAATTAATTCGTATATCTTCATGACGCTTCCTTATTTACTAGCTCTACTTTATGTAGAGTAGATTGATTTACATTTTGCATGTACTTTTGTTGCAGTATGTCAAGAGCTTTTGTCATGTCATCTGCTTTAATTGTTTTGCGAAATACAATTTCAAATGTGTAATCGTTCATTACTTGTCCTTTCCATTCCAATATGATTTTTTACCTGTCATAATATCTTCACGATAATACTTTGTGTACTCATATTTAATTGTAATCTTACGATTAAACATGTTAAACAAAGTTATTGTTTTACTTCCACGTTCAGTTGTTCTTGGCATAAGTTACTCCCAAGATAAACGCAGTTAACGTAAGCATTAGTATTAATGCTATATCATTCATATACATTCTCCTATTTCTTCTATTGGTACTAAGACACCTTTACTTGCGTTGTCATCACCACCAATAGTTTTGTTCTTCCAATGTTTTCGGGCTAATGCTTTCATACGTTCAATGGGTACAATGTAAACCAT